GGAGAGCTTGGGATTGAGGAATCCCCCGGAGACGAATCTGGGACTGACGGAGATCAAAAAAGTCAGCCAAGCCCCCAGCCGCAAAGCAGCACTCCCGTCAGCAACGGAAGTGACACCGGAAACTCTACAACATTTGATGACATTTCCGAAGAGGGCACTCCTTTTAGCCCTGCTGATGATGGAGACAAAGAAAAACTGACTTTTGGTCAGTCTATCTTTGCTCTCGCTTTCGATAGTGTGAAAGACAAATTCTCGGAATGGATTGACAAGGCTCTTGTCAAGTGGCAGAATGTGACTGAAGGCAACGAAGCGTTGGCCTTCATCATTCCCATTGTTCGTTCTGTGAAGAATACCGTCTTTGAAGCGACGTCCAAGCTTGCCCGTAGCCCCATGACAGTGGGTGCATTGTCGGGTCTTGGATTGATTCTTTACTATTGGAAGGACCTTTATCAGCATGCCAGAAACTTCTACTCCGGAGGAGAATACTCCGGAGTTCAGCCCCCATCGACCGTTTTTCCTCTTGAGGGGATACTTGGGATCCTTGGTGACCAACCTCTTGTTGGTATCATCACATCCCTTGGCCTGCGTATGACGTGGGAACGTGTTATGAAGCAAGACACCGTCTCTGAGAAATTCGACATGATGTCGTTTCTCACGAAGCTCACCATTGGCGCTTCTACCTTTGTGCTTATGGCCTCATCACTGCTGTTTAGTATCAGTATGACTGCCTATGCTGCGGAGAAGCGTCCCAAGAAATTCGCGCGTGTCAATGCGCTAAGTGAGAAGAGAGATGTGTCCTTGAAGAAGGTCGCATGGCAATCCAGGCCTGGATGCCGCTTGTGCGAGCGATATGGAGAGGAGTGCCATAGACATGGCTATGAGGCTGAAGTCGCCGTTGGAGGTAAGCAAGTCTCATTCGCCGAGACCGTCAAGACTAAGGACGGTGGCGATAAGCCCAAGAGGAAAACTGCCTTGAAAGAGAGGCCCTTCGATCGTCAAAGTGAAGTCAAGATTGAAGAAGCGCCCAAGGAGGTTAAGCGCACGAGTGTCATCCCACGTTCAGTGGTGGATACACCTAAGCGTTACCTCGCCAAGACAGTTACCAAGGACAAGAACTACCTCAAGTGGGGTTTGGATTGTGTTGGCGGGAAGCCCTGCCAGTATCCAAACTGCAAGAAGCCGTCTTGCAAGTTCACCCATAAGTGGGACGAGAAGTGCAAGTTCGGAGAACATTGCAAAAACTCGAAGTGCAAGTATGCACACCCTGAGCTCCAAGGGAAGAACGATTCTCCTCAGAAAGATAGGAAGGCTCCGCGAACCCCGATTTATCGTGGTGGCAATGCGAATGAATTCAATGTTCGCGATGCTAAGAGCAAGAAGAATCGTCAAGGACGAGGCAGTGGCAACAAACATCGTGTTTGGGGCTATGATTGGATGCGCGATCTTGATACGATTGTTGCCAATCCCCTCGAAGGAGAACGTCGGTTCGTCCATGAATTGCGCAATGCTGCCAATGCGGACAACGACTACGACATTGAGCGACTTGAGCGCCACTATGCTGAGCGCCACGATGATGAAGTTCGTCGTTGGGAGCAGCAATATGGTGAGGAGATCTACAAGGAGATGGATCAGCTTGAGAAGGACCTCCGTTCCTTTGGCAAGACGTGGCAGTTCCACTCTGCTGAAGTAACAGATCGGAGGCAACGCGAGCCTACAAGAGAAGAGGAAAGAAGGCCTGCAACTGTTGGAAGCTATAAAGACAAAATTCCAATCTATCAGGCAAAATTGTCCCCCAGCGCTCTCGCGGGCCATTTGGTTAGGGTTTACCGTGGTGAAAGCGATGTTGCTTTCGGCGTTGTCCTTTGTCCTGATGTTGTCGTGTATCAACGTCATTATGGTGCTGGGATCACTAGTGTGGTGGTACGCCAACCAGGGACCAGCCAACGCACCATTAGGGTTGCCTCCTGTAGCGAACTGAAGATCGACCACTTCCAGAGGGACGTGCTCGTCATTTGTAAGCTCGCTGAGAAGATCCCCAACGTGAAGCCTCTCAAAATAAAGCCTGCTCCGCAGGTCTCCCATGGTATCATGGTGAGTGGCAACCTTATTGAAGATCTTCCCGCGATCAATCTTAATCAGAATGATGGTACTCTTGAGTATACTGCTCAGACCATTAAAGGCGACTGTATGTCGTTGATTGTTGATGGGGAAGATGGCGCCGTGATTGGATTTCACGCCGCTAGGTATAAGGGATCAAGTGGAGAAGGGTTCGCTCTTGCGATTACCCCCCAGGTCATGAGTGCCCTGGCGGGTTTTCAGAGCTAACTCGGTCGATATACCCACCGGGTATAATCCTCCGCCCAAAACCACCGCCGAGGCGGTTTAACGTTTTGGAGCCTGTGGGTAGTCTTATGACGAGAAAACCTAGTAGAAATTCACAGTTTTGTAGAGACTTAACTGTACCTAGTGTTTCAGAAATCATTTGGCAATCACAGATAGGAACAGATTATGCCCTGGCCGAGTTAGGAAATGTGGATGAGTTGTATGATCGTCTTGCGAAGTATGATTTATACGACCAGGCTGTTGACAGAAAATTGGCCCTGAAGGCCATCAGTAAGTTTACGGAACACATAAAGCGATGCGAATTCCTGCGCGAGGAGGATGCTTTTGGGGAGTTGAATTCCAAAGCTAGCGTTGGATTTGGTGGAAGGTCGTCTGGCGTCTTCTCGAGAGAGGACCCCCAGATGCTGGAGTATCTTAAAGAATTTCTCAGGCGTGCCGCTGAAAGTCCACTCTATGTGTTGATTAGCGGAGCCCAGAAAGACGAGATACGTGCATTTGTTGACGGAAAAATCAAAACCCCTCGATTATTC